ATAGATAGAGGTCGCGGTAGAGGTGGTGATAATCCAGTTGGTATTGTAACAACTAGTGCTGAAACAACTATAGTAGGAACTGCAACTACTTTCTCTTATGAGGAAAATAGCAATTATCTTCAAGTTCCTCCAGCAGTTATAGGCATAAACAAAATTTTCAAATTTGATGGATCAAACACTGTAACTAATAACATGTTCAGTGTAAAGTATCAACTCTTTTTGAATGATATTTACACATTTAGTTCAATGGAGGTTTTGACTTACGGTATAACAAAGAGATATCTAGAGGATATTGATTTTCTTTTGACCACGGAAAAACAAATACGATTTAATCAAAGACAAGATAGATTGTATCTTGATCTTGACTGGTCAAGTGTAACAGTTGATGATTATGTAATAATTGATTGTTATCGTTTATTAGATCCTAATGATTATGGAAGAGTTTATAATGATTCATTCTTAAAACGATACTTGACTGCTTTGATGAAAAGGCAATGGGGTCAAAATTTAATTAAATTCCAGGGTGTTAAGTTACCCGGTGGAATTGAACTTAATGGTCGCCAAATTTATGATGATGCTGAAAAAGATCTTGAAGTAATTAGGGAGCAAATGTCAAATACTTATGAACTTCCTCCTCTTGACATGATAGGTTAATATCATGGTATTAAATCCCTTTTTCACTCAAGGCACATCAGCTGAACAGAATCTTGTTCAAGACTTGATAAATGAGCAGTTAAGAACTTATGGAGTAGAAATATTCTACATTCCTAGAAAGTTTATCACTGAAAAATCCGTTATTCGTGAGGTGGTTCAATCAAAATTTGATATGGCACTTCCACTCGAAGCCTATATCGATAACTACGATCAATACTCTGGAGCAGGTAATCTTCTCTCTAAATTTGGAATTGAATCCAGAGATGAAGTAAGACTTGTAATATCAAGAGAAAGATATGAAAATTATATCTCACCTCTAATCGAAGATCAAGCAAATATTAAATTATCCACAAGACCAAAAAGTGGTGACTTAATTTGGTTCCCACTTGACGACAGAATTTATGAAATTAAAGATATTGAGTATGCAAAACCATATTATCAGTTACAAGACCTTTATACATATGAGTTAACTTGCGAACTCTTCCGCTATGAAGATGAAGTTCTTGCAACTGGTATTGATGAAATTGATAATAATTTAGTTGGTGATGATCCAGATGGAACAACTGAAGATGGCATCAGCACTATTCAAGGTGTAACACATACTCTAACATTGGTTGGCACAGGCGTAACCGCCACTGCTGTTACAGGTATCATTACATCTGGTGGTATTAGATTCATAAACGTTACCAATAGAGGTGGAGGATATGGAGAAATTCCAACTGTTGCTATATCTTCTGCTCCATCTACAGGCATAACTGGTATTGCTACTGCCACGATGATTGGTGGTATTAATGTTTGCAATCTCAATGCTAATCCAAGATTACAATCAGTACAAACCGTTCCTATTACCAATCCAGGTGCAGGATACACAGTTGCTCCTAAGATTAAATTCTATGGTGGAAAAGGTGGCACAGGTGCAGCTGCAACCTCAGGAATTGCTGATGGCACAGTGGGAATTATAACTGTAAGTTCTGGAGGAAGCGGATACACTACATCACCATCAATTTCACTTTCAAATGAAATATTCTTATCAGGTGTTTCAACATCTTCAGCACAGTTAATTCCAATATTAAATGCTGCGGGAACAGTTACTGAGATAAGGATAACCAATGCAGGTTTAGGATACAGTGTGGCACCCACAATAACTGTAAGTTCTCCTGATATGGATTCAACAGGTGACTTTATATTTAATGAAATTGTAACAGGACAAACAAGCGGAACAACTGCAAGAGTAAGGACATGGAACTCATCAACTAATGTACTTGAAGTTGCAAGTGTAAGTGGTGCATTCACGATAGGTGAAGATGTTGTTGGATCTACTTCAGGTGCTTCACATGCATTGAGAGTAATTGATACTACACCCGATAACGATCCATTCGCAGATAATTTTGAGATTGAAACTCAGGCAGATAGTATTTTAGACTTCTCTGAGCAAAATCCTTTTGGTATTCCCTAAATAAAGTTAGTCAGACTACTTAATGTCTTAAGGTCACAATATGTTTGGATATTTTTATAACGAAATTTTGAGGAGGACTATTATATCCTTTGGAACCCTCTTTAATAATATATCGATTCAACAGGAAAATTCTGTTGTCAATGTTCCTCTTTCATATGGACCCACTCAAAAATTTCTGGCGAGAATAGAACAATCCCCAGATTTAAATAAACCAACGGCAATTACTTTACCGAGAATGTCGTTTGAATTTATAGGTTTGACTTATGATGCATCTAGAAAAGTAACAACAACTCAACAATTTACAGTAAAAGATCCAAGCGATAATACGGAAACAAAAAAGGCATTTATGCCGGTTCCTTACAACATGCAATTTGAATTGTCTGTTATGACAAAATTAAATGATGACGCTCTTCAAATTGTCGAACAAATTTTACCCTATTTTCAACCAGCATATAACTTAACGGTTGAATTAGTATCAACTATTCAAGAGAAGAAAGATATTCCTGTAGTGCTTGAAAACATTACTATGGAAGACGATTACGAAGGTGATTTTACCAAAAGAAGAGTTTTACTTTATACTCTTAGATTTACAGCAAAAACATATTTGTTTGGTCCAGTATCTTCTGCAACGAAAGATATCATCAAGAAAGCAACAGTCAATTATCTTACAGGTACAGATACTTCAAATACAGAGAGAGTGCTTTCATACTCTGTTGAACCAAGAGCAATCAAAAACTATACAGGTGATGCTGCTACTAACCTCTCTGATGATGTCACGAAAACTGCCAAAACAATTAATGTCGATAGTGCAAGCGGACTGAATACAAAAACTTATGTTGATTTGAATGGTGAAACAATTTATATTAAATCAATAGATGGAACTAAACTTTCCGTTTTAAGGGGTCAATATAATACTGCCGCAGTTACTCACCTTAAGGGAGATGGGGTATTTGTTATTGATTCCTCAGATAATGCATTGATTGAAGAAGGTGATGACTTTGGATTTAGTGGAACAATCTCATGAGTTTTAACGATTTAAACGACACTTTTAATGTTGATGGGGAGATAGTCCCATCAACTGATAGAAAACTTAAAAAGATCACATCTCAAGTTGATGATATCAAAAAAGATTATGATTATACTAGAGGTAATCTTTATTCTATAATTGAAAAAGGGCAAGAGGCAATAAATGGTATTCTTGAACTTGCACAAGAATCAGATCAACCTCGTGCGTATGAAGTTGCTGGACAGTTAATAAAAAGTGTATCAGATGCAACTGATAAACTAATGGATCTTCAAAAGAAACTTAAAGATGTTGGAGAGGATAAACAAGTGCGTGGTCCATCTACTGTAAATAATGCGCTATTCGTTGGATCAACTGCAGATTTAGCAAAAATGTTGAAGGACGGACTTAAAGAGGAACCTAAATAAAAAAGGGAGAGAAATCCCGAAGTATAAAAGTTACTAATAAAATGTCGAACAAGGATTTACCTTCGATTGATGAGTTTACTGAAGATTCAAGTAACCTTCCATCAATTAATGAATTTATTACAGAGGAAGTGCAAGAGGATTTACCCTCTGTAGAAAATTTTATTGAGAAAGAACAAGAAATACTTACAGAACAAACACAAACCATTGAAGATGTAAACGGAGAAACGTTTGCAGAAATTCAAGATATAGTTCCACCTTGGCCAGAGTTGGTCAAAATGGTAAATGATATCAGGGCAGATATTCCTGATATTCCAGAAATAAAATATTACGATAAAGAACTTGAACAGTTAGCTGAAC